AGACCCAGATAATGCACTTAAACCTAAAGCTGTGTTGGCTGTAACAGCACCACCACCCTTACCAACAGTAAGACCTGATATAGAAGCGTCTGAGGAAGTCGTTAGGCTAGTCAATGACATACTTGCGCCAGCACCAATTAACTGAATTGGAGTGCTAGAAGCGTTACCTATCCAGACTTTTTTGTCTGTAATATTAACGCCCATTTCGCCTTGGGCGAGAGTTGAAGGCGAATTGCCAGTCGTTACGCTATTTTTTAGTTCGATTGTCGTTGCCATTTGCTATCCTTTAGAAGCTACCACCGTTAATTGTAATGCCTGTAAGGTCGATTGTCCCTCCTAAAGTCAGACTTCCAGAAGATGTGACCGTACCGCTTAAAGTTATTCCATTGACTGTTCCTGTGCCAGAAACACTTGTAACTGTTCCTTGTGGGTTTGACGCAGTTGTAATGTTTGTTACACGCCCATAAGTGTCTACTGTTACTACAGGAATTAATGTACTTGACCCTGTTGTTCCTGCGGTGACTATTCCGCTGGATAAATCCAATACAGGAGTTGTGCCACCTGTGCTGGTTATGCGTCCTGAAGTACCACTAACAGAAGTTACATAAGTGCCAGAAGGCTGTTTATTGTTAAATGTATTCCAGTCTGTGCTGGTTAAATAGCCATTGGTTGTGCTATTGGCGGCTGCCATGCTAATTGCAGGAGTTGTGCCACCGCTTGAAACTACAGGGGCAGTACCAGTAACAGAAGTAACACCTGTGTTTGCAATGCTAATTGAGCCTGACCCATTGGTTACGCTAATACCTGTACTAGCAGTTAATGTTGTGCGAGTAAACCCTGTGCCATTACCAATGTCCAAAGCGCCATTAGCAGGGGTAGAGGTTAATCCTGTGCCACCATAAGCTACTCCAACAGCATTACCTTGCCAAGAAACTGGGCCTGAAATACTGCTTGAAGAATTAAAATTTAAAGTGGCAGTACCCCAAGAAACTGTGCCAGGCACATAAGAATGGACATCCCAAGTGCCGTTTGTTGTGCCATTAGTTAATAAAATTAAATGGGCAGCGCCACCAGCTTGCAAGGCTAATAACGAGGTTGTGCCGTCATGTGCATTTAACTGTACAGAAGAATAGGTAATATTGTTATTAAAGTAATATGTGTCGCCAACCGTTAATGTAGTGGCATCAGGCATATTAAATGTCTGAGAAGTCGTTGTGCCTGTAACTACTTGGTATTGCGCTGAAGCAACAGTTAAATTAATTGGCGTTGCAGAAGACGCTGTAATTGTTGTATTGGGAATAAAATTATTGGCAAATACATTACCATTGGTGTCCTGATATACGCCTTTGGCGGCTGGCATATCGCCCCATACTGCAAGCTGACCACCACCAAAGCTAACTAATGACCCTGCATTGCTAGACGCTAATACTGTCGTTCTAGCTAATGTGCCGCTACCGACTGTGCCAATGCCTACTTCCCAGTTTGTCGTTTGGGTTTCATAAATACCGTAATAGGTAGTATTTCCGCTGCCAATAGCAGACCCAAATGACTGGTAACCTGTTACAGCACCAGCAAGCGTCAGAGTGCCAGTACCGCTAGTAGTACTTGTTTCCTGGACTCTATCTTTAATAATTAAGGCCATTATTTAGCCTTATTGGTTAGCACGAATAATAGTGCCAGAAGAAATAGAAACAACCTGAGTCGTGTCAATAGAGGTGTTATTTAGGTTCATATCGCAACCAGTCAATCCTACTGTGCCATCCATAATAACGGTAGAGTTATCAGACTTAAATATACGAAAGAATTGCGCTGTACCTGTAGCGACTGCTGTGCCGTTAGCAACCGACCCTAGGGTAATAGTACCGTTGCTGTCAGTACCAAAAGACCCAGTAACAGTAAGAGAAACCAATAGGGTTTGACTTGTAATTGCAGTATTGGCGTTAGCAGGTTGCGTGCCTTGGTAAATGCTAATAATAGCGCCTGAACCAGCATAGGTAATTAGACCCTGTTGTTGGGCATCACGAGTGCCATTTGAATACTTGAGGTTTGAAGACATTAAATAACTCCTTGGATTTTACCGTCAGGGCCACGCACTACTTGTTTTGGGCGGTTATGGTTTTCGTTAATTGTATTGATTAATTGACCTAAAGTCTGTGTCATCTCTTGGTTACTCTTAGAAATGGCGCTTGCAATAGGCGCTAATGGGTGTTCCATAGAAGCAGCCATATCTTCTTCATTCATATAAGCTGTTTCACCGTTGTCATCTGCGGCAGAAATGCGTGCTACTTCAATCTTTGCGCCATTGTTAATGTGGGCTAACAACACTTGCGTATTGCGTTCCATATTCATCTTCATTTGCGCCAATCTTGCTTCCATTTCCATTTCAGCTTGGTTACGCTGGGCTTCTAACTGGAATTTAAGCTGGTTTTCTTGCGCTTGGTACTCTTGTTTAGCCTTCTCAAGTTGCATTTCAGCTTGCATTTTCTGCATTTCTAACTGGTTTTGAGTCTGCAATTCTTGTTGCTTGGCTTGCATCTTCATTTGTTCCAGTTGCATTTCTTGTTGGAGTTTTTGCATTTCAGGAGTAGGCGGTTTAGGCTGTCCTTCAGCTTGTTTAGCTTGAGTACGCAATTTGTCAGCAGTTTCGTCAATCAGACCTTCCAAAGACTTTCCAGCTTTAAACGCAGTTGCCGCAAATTTAAGCATTTCCATCAATAATGGCGCTAATTCAGGGCTTTGTGTAGCGGCTGGTACTGCTTGTTGCATAAATCCGCCCATTGCTTGCAAGAATTCCATTCTGTCCTGCTTTTCCTGCATTTCGTCTTGGAAAATCATGGAGTCAGAGGTGACTTCAATACGGAAAGTCTTGCTAACTTCGTCTTTTAGCATCTCCAACGCTTTTGGAATTAATGCTTTGTCCTCATCAGACATTTGCATTGCGCCAGAAATCTTAACAATGGTGTCTTCTGTGAAGTGTTTGCAGATAATCTGCGACTTAATGGCAAGCAGCGAGGTTGCGAAATCAACAACAGCGTGTTGCATAGTTTTGAGGCGACCTGCTGCATTGTTTGACTTAATGATTTGTGCGCCAAGAGTTTCATTGGGGTCGGTTTGACCACGCTGAATGTCGGCAATACCCATCAACTCGTAGATTTGACCCTTTACCTGGTCCATTGCTGAGTAGCAAGACATCAATGCTTGTGCAAATGGGGCAATATCGACTAAATCTAATGCACCTTTGAGTCCTTGTTTCTCGGCAAATGCTGTCCAATTTTTTACTGGAATCAATACATTAGACTCATTACCTTCAGAAAATAGTCGCTGGAGTTCAGAAGCGGAAGAGTCGTATAAACCACGAATTTTTAACGCACCAATAAGTCCGTCAATACGGTCACAAAGGTCGTCTAACTCTCTAGCTTGGTCTTGGTAAATAGTAAAGTCAGGAATAGGCTCAAGACTGTCAGTAGTCAATGTAGCGTATAAAGGTTTAGGGCAAGGAAAGAAGTTTTCCAACTCTAATGGGTCTTCTCTTTCATCAAGAATTTTGCTCATTGACTTAGAAATCCACAGTACTTTGCCTGTTTCTTTGTCCCAAATCTCATAAATCTGCGCTTGGTAGGCTTGGTCATCATTCTTGGTATAAGACTTACCTACTTGTTCAGGCTTGGTGTCTAGTGGAATCTGTTTACCTAATTCCTCGCCAAAGCGTTCTACAAGCGCTGTACGGTTTAAATAGACCTTACGCCATACTGCGGTGACTTCTTCCCATGTACGAGCTACTGTATGCCCAAAATCACGCCAATGGACATAATCTACAGGGCAGCACTCGTATTCAATTTCTTCTTCAACTTCGCCAGGTTCGTTATCTTCTTCCTCTGGCATTTCACCTTCAAGCGGTTTGCCTACATCGCCTTTTCCTTCAACATAGCTAGGGTCATAGGCTTGTTCAGCGTCAATGGTTTCAGTTAATTCAAAGCCATCTTCAGGTTCTTTTTCGGCTTTTGCCATGAAATGCGGTTCATAGCGCACCCATGCTGTGCCTCGACCACCTAAAAGACGGTCAGTAACGCAGTTCACCATAGCTGACTTATAGTCGCCATAGTGTTCAATTTCAAACTCTAATGCCCTTTCAAGCATGAGTGAGGCTACTCGACCAATAGGGTCGTTATCTCTAAACCTACGGCTTACATCTGGGCGAGGAAGTCTTGCAAATATCGCTGGAGTAATCGTTTGGACATTTGACCAAAGAATATTAAAGCGTGCATTTGGGTTGGTTTTGTTGCGACTATCGTCTTTGTACTTCTTTAAAATCTTATCAACACGAGCTTCCCAGAGCTTATAACTACGCTCATAGGACATAATGCGGTTGTACCAATCTTCGTAGCTATGCGCTACCTCGCCTCTTAATTCAGACATAGAAAGCCTTATGAGAAGTTGCCTACAGCAATTACGCTAGAACCTGCGCCAGTTGTTACTTTCCAAGGGCCATTTAATGATTGAGCCTCAACAGTAATAGAATATACGCCTAAAGGTGCTACAGGCGGTACTAACAAATAAGAAGTAGAGCCGTCAATAATAGTGACTGAGCTTGTGGCAGAAGTAGTTACGGTAGCAATAACACGCACTAATGTGTCGCCTACTGCGCCTGAACCGCCTAAAACTTGAGCAGTTGTGGAAGGGGCTACATATTCGTATGTTGTGCCAAATGGTTGTTGTATGCCTGACATTTAAATTCTCCTGTTGTTTGTGGTATTTTTAATATCCCACATATCGTTTAAAGTTACATCTGTTTCGCCCACAAACAAGCCTTTAATAGGCTCATCCTTGGTCATTATCTTTTCTTCCACTCGCCAAGCAACCGCTGCCATTCTGAAAGCATCTGCAGCATGACTTGTCCAGTCGTGACGAGGTTTATCTCTAAACACTTTCCTATCTTCGTCATACTCTCTTTGATACTGTCGTAATGACTCGATACCATCCTGACACCTTTCTGCGTCAAACCAAGACTTCATCAGCGCCATACGAGTTGCTTGAATTCCGTCTTGAAGTCCTAAATTTGGGACAATTTTCATTGATTCTAACGGAATTTTAACAGAAAGTTGTTCAATTATTGACTTTCCACCACTTGCTAGAGTTTTTGCCCTTGCGTCATGGGGCAGATAATGTATGCCATATTCATAGCCAAACTCTGCTTGTTTAGCTTGAATTAGTCCTGTATAAAAAGGGACTGGCTGACCATTGCTTCCATGGTAGTCAAGGAAACGAATTTCTCCCCTGACAACTTGCCACCACCAAATGCTTGTATCGTCTGAATAACCCAAGTCCCAGCTTGTATTAACTTTATACATTGGGTCGTAATCAACCTTGGTAACTCTGCCACCATCGGTAAGCTGGCGCATCTCTTTGCCATAATAAGCACCCAAAATAGCTGACTCAAAGTCACACTCAAACTCTTGTAAGTATTGGTCTTGCGTCATGGACTTGGCGGCATCTTCCAATTCTTCTGGCGGCAATAAGCCGGTCTGACTAGCTCTTAAGGTCTTGGCATACCAATCGGAAGATTTGGTGGCGTTATTGTATATGTCCCAAAAGGCATTATGACCTTTGGGCGTTCCAATGAAAACTGCCCAACCGAGTCTGTCTGCCAGCAAAGGCCGAATAATCTCGCCCCAAATACGAGGGCGCATATCTGCATACTCATCTAGGACAATCCCATCAAGGTATAGACCACGGAGAGAGTCAGCATTATCAGCACCAAATAACCGTATTCTCGCCCCATTTATTAGTTCCACCCATAGTTCAGATTGATTAGCTTTAGCCATTACAGGCTTACTAAACCTTAACAGGTAATCCCAGGCGATATTCTTGGCTTGGCTGTAATATGGTGCAACATAAGCGTAGCGACCATCAGTTTTGCCCTCTAATAGGGCTTTTACAATTAATTCATTTATACAGGCTACGGTTTTACCACAGCGCCTATGTGCCACAACAACACCCCAACGCTGTTTGCGCCCATGAAAGTCCTCAAAAACGCTTCTAGGGCGGTATAAGAGCTTTATATTACGCTTCATCTGCCCATGAAATAGTAAAGTCTTTGCCGTCTAAGCCAGTTATTTCATTTACTTGGGTTTCTTTCCATCTTGCCCTGGTTTTTAACCAAAAGATTGCAGCAGCCGTATTTCCCTTTTTGGCTTGTGCAAACAATGTTCCAGCAATG